GTCCAGCCCCGCCAGCCCCCCCTGCTGCGGCGCCTGTTGCGGAACCTGGATGCCGTAGAAGTCATTCAGCATAGAATTGGCCGCAAGCCCGCTTTGCTGCCACGGCTGGAGCGCCTGCGCCGACAAGTCATAGTTGCGCTGCAACACTTCCGCCGAACGGTCGGCGGCATAGTTCGATGCTTCCTGCGCGCGGCGCGATGCCCGGTTCTGCGAACTGGAATTGAGCAGCCCCCCGCCAATCGCAAGCGCGCCGCCGATCAATGCCGATGCAATCGCCATGTCAAAACCTCTTGATGAATGTGTGTTCCGAGGCCCGATAGCCCCGGCGCTGGTAAACCCTTGCCATGCGTTCCCCGCCTAACAATGCGATGCTTTTCATCTGCCAGCTCAGGCAGCCCCTTGCCTTCGCCTCATCCTCCAGCGCCGTCAGCAAGCGCATCCCCGCGCCCTGCGAAGCCCTGTCGGAAACCCACCAGAATATTTCCTCGCCGCTTAAGTGTTCATGGTTGAAATAGACCGGGCAAAGCAGCCCCGCCGTCATGCCCACAATCCCGGTTTCATCGGCAACAAGGCAGATAAAATTCTCGCTCTGCATCAAGTTTGCCAGCGAAGCCTCGCAGTCGGCAACCTTGTAAGCGAAAACATCGCCCCAGCCCGCCTGCCGGTGGAATTCCTCGCCCAGCCTTGCAATCTCGGACACGTCCAGCGGGGTGGCGGGCCGGATCATACGTTGCTCAATAGGATGGTTGCTCTTGATTTACAAAAATTAAGAGTATATAATATACACATGAAAATAACCCCAGAACAAGAGGCTCGCTTTTGGGCCAAGGTCGATAAGGCGGCGCCTGGTGAGTGCTGGCATTGGACCGCCTGTCGATCAAAGGATGGCTATGGCAAGGTAAATTTATATGGCCGGTGTAGGCCCGCCACCCACATTGCGCTTATTCTTGATGGTAGACCCCGCCCAGAAAAACTGTCCGCGCTGCACCATTGTGATAACCCAACCTGCGTTAACCCTCGTCATTTGTATTGGGGCGACGATGCGCAGAACACTTGCGATAAGATCGCCCGCAACCGACACAACCCTAAATTCGGGAGCGAACATCAAAACTCAAAGTTGACCGAAGCGCAGGTGGTCGAGATTTTGAAGTCAACCGAAACCCAAGTTGCTCTAGCTAAAAAATTCGGTGTTACCCAAGGCTTGATTGGTCATATCAGGCGCAGAATTGCTTGGTCTCATATTGAAGGAACTGCAAACCGCGTCGGTCATGCCAAAGGTGCCGCGACGGGCCATGCTAAAGTTTCTCCAGAAATTGTGAGAGAAATCCGAACGGCCTCCGGGTTTCAGAGGGAAATCGCAGAAAGATATGGCGTAACTCAAACTCTTGTCAGCCAGATTAAGCGTAGAATTATATGGAAGCACGTCGATTAGACATCCGATAGTAATATGTAGTATGTTCCCGATCCTGGAATGGTCACCGCCAGCTTGTGCGTCGTCGTCGCCGCGCTCGCCGTCACCGCCCCCCCGCTAGCCAGATAGCGACCGTCCGCATCGGCAAGCGTAGGGATCGCCGAGCCGTTCGCCGTTCCGATAGCCCTTATCGTCATCTGGTCAGCCGCGAGCTGTTCAACCAGCCCTGGGGTTGCATCAAGCTCCGCAAGCGCGTCCAGCGTTTCATCATGCGGCTGGACCGAGTAAATCGCACCGCCAGTGCCGTTCAACGTCCCGATTGCTTCGGCAAAGTCGTCAATCTGGCTTTCCAGCCGCCCGACCAGCGTGCCCCACCATCGCGCGAACAGTTCATGCACCGCGCCGCCCTGATCGGCGATCCTGTCGCCCTTGCGCAAGCGGGCCAGCCGGAAGCTCACACGCCCCCCAGAGGCTCGTTGACCAGAACTTCCGCCACCCGGAAATCAACCGGCGCGGTCACCCGAAACTCGGCAAACAATCCCGGCGCGGAAGCCATGCCCAGCGCTGACCAGCGAACCTTCTTGCGGTATTCCCCCTGTTCCCCAAGCGTCCGCGCCTTCCATTCGCCCCAGGTCTTCCCAGCATTGCGCGATAGCCGCATTTCAATGATCGGGTCGGTGTAATCCCCGGTCAGATAGCCCGTGCCCCCTACGTTGCAGCGCAGCATGATGTTGTCGATCATCATTCCGCCGCCGTTGATCGGCATCCCGGCCCGGAAGCGCCTTTCGAGCACTGTCCCCTGGTCGAGATAGCCGGAAAAGGCATAGGTCTTGCCGTCGACCGAAGAGCCGAAAACCCCGTTGGCATGGCACGAAGGCGTCCAGTCGCCCAGCCCATAGGTCTCAAAGGTCGAAAACGTCCCCGAGCGGCGGTTGTAAACCCAAGTCCCCGCGTCGATCCGCAAGGCAAGAAACTCGGTCCCGTCAATCAGGAAGGTGTAGAGAAATGCGCTTGTCGAAGCCGCGATCAGGGCATCAAGGCCGGGCTGCGATACGATATTGTCCTGATCCGAGATGATGACATGGTTCTGGTTTGTCACCATCGCAAAGGTTGTGCCATATCGGCACAGCGCCCCTGTGTTTTTCACCCCCACCTCGAACACCCGGCCTTCAAGCGGCTGGAACGGCAAGTCGCTGTCGCTGGTATTCGGCCAGAACTCGGTCGTCTCCGCGCCCGCCAGGACCAGAATATCGTCCATGAACAGCGCATCGCGCAGCCTGTCTGGCTGGTTTTCCGCCGTGGCGAAGTTGAGCGCCGTTACCGTAGTGGCCAGCGGCTCCGACCAATAGAACTTCTCGGTATCGGCCCGGATTGCGATCAACCGCCCCGCCGCAACCAGTACCTTGATGACATTGGCGCCGTCCGGGAAAGATAGCGCGGAAAGCGTGGTCCCGTTCCAGATCGAAATGCCCGCGCCCCCGGCAACGAACAGGTTATCCTCGTAACCCGCCAGTGAGAACGGCCCGGTCCCGGTCACCGCGCCGAGCGATGTTGTCGCCCGGTAGAGGTTCGACCCTGAAACCCCGTAGAGCCCGCTATCCAGCACTCCGTCGCCCTGAAACAGCGCCCGGATCGGCCCGCTGCCCATATCAGCGCTGCGGTCCACCAAGGCGGGGCGGCTTTGCAGGATAACCCCGCCCTCTTCGGTTGGCGCTTCCTCGGCAAACATGTTCAGCACGACCAGTTCCGGCAGGTCGCCGCGCGAGCGCTGAAACGAGGAAAGGCCGTATTGCATCCGCATCAGAAATATTCCACCGGCTCGCTGGGGATATTGGCCTGCTTGACCTGGTTCAGCCCCTGCACCGCGTTGGCGATGGTCCGCTGATTGGGCTGGAAGCCGTAAAGGTCGGCCACTTCCAGCACCATGTTGTGCTTGATCGCGGAAATGCGCCAATCATCAATCTTGAGCACGGTATCGGCGGCGAGCGGGAACGGCACCCCGCAATCGCCGCCCGTGGCCTTCCACATGCGCAGCATATCGTCCATGCGCTCGACTGCATCGGCAAGCTGGTCCGCGTCCGGCTCATCGCCGTTGCCGATGACCTTGCGCAGCGCGAAGCGGCAGACATCGCGCACCGTCTGCCCCGCCGCCGTGCTTGCAGTGATAGGCAGGTAGATGGTCTCGTAAAACTCTTCGCCCTGCGCGGACACGCCGGTAAGCGTGAACGTCGCGCTGGCCCCCGCCGCACCCCCGGAAACATAGGCAATGACATCATCGCCCTGCCGCTCATCGCTGTCGATAACCGCGCCCGACACCGCGATGGTATAGCTCGCGAGGCTGTCCCCCTCGGCCAGCGGCGGGGTCCAGGTATAGCGGTATACGTCGCCGGGGGCCTTGGCGGTCCACGTCAATGCCATTGCTTACCTCCTTGATACCGCTGCGCGCGAGGCGCGGGAGCCGGAAACCGAACGGCGCGGCGGAACGGATATGGCCGCGCGCAATTGCCGTTCGCTCGCGCTGCCCCGCACCCCGATAAACTTGTAATCCGGCGGCACCCCGATTGCCGGCGAGTAAAACGTGTTGTCATTGGCCAGCAGCGGCGCCGTAATCCCGTAGCCAATTGTCGGGGCGAAGAACGATTGCGTATTCGTGAACAGCGGCGGCTGTAGAACCTGCGCGCCTTGCGAGACGGTAGGGCTGAAAAAAGTCTGATCGTTCGCGAACAAGGCGGGCAAAAGCTCGACAGGCCCGGTTGCAACGGTGGGGGCGAAAAACTCGTTGTCGTTGGCGAAAAGCGAAGGCGCCAGCGTATATGATGCCGAAACCGTCGCCGCGAAAAACGTCTGGCCGTTGGTATAAAGCGGCGGCTGCAAATCCTGCGTTCCGCCTGCTTGCGAAACGGTAGGGGCGAAAAAGGTCTGGTCGTTCGTAACCAGCGAGGGAAGCAGTGTCGCCAGCGCGGTAACGGTCGGCGCAAAGAACGATTGGTCGTTTGTGAACAGCGCCGGGGTTAGTGTGTAGCTTCCCGAAACGGTGGGGGCAAAGAACGTCTGGTCATTCGCGAACAGCGAAGGCGTCAGCGCATAAACCGAACTGACGGTAGCGGCGGGGAACGTCTGCTCGTTGGTAAACAGGCTTGGGGTTAGAGTGACTGCGCCGGGCGTGACTGTCGGGGCAAAGAATGTCTGCTCGTTCGTGTAAAGCGGGGCGGTCAGGGCATAGGTTGCCGCCACCGTCGCGGCGAAAAAGGTCTGGTCGTTGCTGTAGAGCGAAGGGGTTAGAGTGACCGCCCCAGGCGTGACCGTAGGGGCGAAAAACGAATTGGTATTCGTAAACAGGTTAGGCGTAAGGGTCTGCGTCCCCGCCCCGCTGGTTAGCGGGACAATCGCGGGATAGTAGAGCCAACTCATGCCATCGGAGCCAGCCTAAGCGACCAGTTGACGGTGATCGTCCCCGCAAGTGCATCGCAGGTAACATCCCAGCCGTGCATCACCGCAAGGGTCGGGCTGTACCAGATCGGCTGCGACTGCGCCCCAGTCAGGATGGCCTGATAAACCACCCTTTGCGTGTCGCCGCTGCGGCACTTTTCGTAGATACGGATTTGTAACTGGTCGCCTGCGATCATGTCCGAGACATCTAGTACGGCAGTCAGGTAGCCGTCCGTAGTCTGCGCATCTGCCGTGTCGTAGGTCGTGTCGGTAGCGAGGCTGTGTTCAGTAGTTCCAACCGCTTCCGTACCTGAGATTTCAGTAAACGTCGCCATTTGTTAGCCTCCAATCCCAATCACCGTGGCGTTGTAGCCGGTATCCGGCGCGCCGTTGCAGCGCCCGCGAATGTAGATGTTCACCCCGGCAGGAACCGGCATGTAACACTCGGCAAAAGTGATATGGCTATCCAACGAA